CTCTTACTAGTTTTCCATTGTTATAACTTGATGTGACTTTGTAACCAACACCTGATATTTGATCTCCTGATGAAATTGTATCCTTCACCATATTTATGATACTACTTTCGATGTTAAATTTCAAATATAAATCTTGAAGACCTATGATATCATTAGATTCTGGGAAAGCTTGAACTTCAATTACATTATTTGGTAAATCAGTAGATGTAATATTGATTGTAGTTAAATTAATTTCACCTTTAATGTAGTCTACCGTTCCTGCATTATCAACGATAATTATTTTTTCATTATTTACAACATCTTTTTTTACAATCGAAATAACTCCTGTTTTTTTATCAGAATTTGGAGTGTCTGTTAGAAAAACAACTGAAGATTCTCCAGCAATTTTAAAACCTGTACTCTTAATATTCAATCCCTCAGTTTTAACATTAAATTGGTTGCCAAAACAAAGTTCATACTGAGCAAATTGATTGATTAAAGCATTTAAATTTCTTCTAATTCGAATTCGAGTTATATTTGATGTTATTGAATCATCAATATTATCAATTACACTTAAAATTTTACTATATTTAAATCTACCACCAAATTTATTAATTTCTGTAGATTTTGAATAGGTAGTAAGACCATTAATTACACTGGTTTTTAACTCTTCAACATTTGCTACTTTTGATGAATTATAATATATGGATGATTCTAGTTCAATATGAAGAATTTTAAGATCAATTATTTTTTGACTAATTCCAGTCAGTGTATAATTTTTCAAATCCGATAAAATTTGAGTCTTATCAAAATCTGATACAAAATCACCATTTTGAGGTTTTATTGTAATGAATACAGTTCCAAATTGTGGTGGATCAAGTTCCTCTCCTCCAACTACAGAAACACTTTCAGTATTTGGATAAATTTGTTGTATTATTGCTTCATAATCCCTTGCTGTAACTGCTCTGTACTGTGACGAGTAGAGTCTAGGAGCAAAGTATTTGATTGAGTCGGTTGATTCAATATCTCCCCCATTAGAGGCACCTGAGATGGCATTTATTAATGGTGTAGTTGATAATTCTACAACTGAATTGGGTTCAGTTTCTATAGTTCCTGCAAAAGTAAATGATCCAGGTCCATTTCCCTCTTTTCCATCTGTAACAATATAACTTACATCTATTATTGATTCATTTTCAAGTTTTCGACCAAAAATACCATCTCCAAATAAAAGTTCGTATTTTTCATCCTGAACTTCCTGAATTAAAAATGTAGATGATGTAGAATCTACATTTAAAATATTATCAACCTTTGTGAATAGTGTTCCTTTACCCTTTTCACTTGAACCTCTTACTTTCACTACAATTGTAGATGTATCTATGAAAGAATTATCCAAAATAAATCTCTGATCGAGTGATCCATCAACAGTAAATGATTTCTTTAAAAATGTTCCTTGAAAAACTTTAATTGAATCAAAAGACGCTGTATATCCAACAACTTTAGTTGGATTAGTAGCTGGAGGACCTAAAGTTATTGTGGTTGTAATATCCTCTGGAATTGAAAATGTAAATGTTGTGCTACTATCTGATGCAATACAAACTAGACCTGCCTTGAGGGTCACTGTAGAGGGTGCTGAGTTGATATCTACTTCTTGTGTATTTAAAATATTGAAGGATATAGTTGCTTGTGCTGCAGTTCGAGATCGAGGAACATAACCAATATTTCTTGCTAAAGAAACTACATTTTCTCTAACTGTTGCTGAGTCAAGAAAAGACTCATTAACAACCATGTTTGAATTAAATGCAGTAATATACGTATTATATGCTAGAGTGTCAATTAAAACAGAAAAATTAGATCCTTCAAAGTCAAAATCAGTAAAATCCGAATTTGTACGAAGATAATCCTTAATTGAAGTCTTTATCTGATCGAAATCTAGGTTTGTAAATTTAGTAAATGGCATATTATCTTGTGGCTTCTAATATGAACTGAAATGCTTGTGAGGGGAACTGTTGTCCAACAATATCAAAGAAGATATTTACTTCAAATTCATTATTATCTGGTCGAGGAATCACTTCAACATCCAAATTATCAACTCTTGGTTCAAAATTTTCGATAGTTACGATAATTTGTCTTTCAATTATTGATGCAGTACCAAAATCACAGAAGTCAAAGAGACTTGATCGAATGTCAGTGCCAAGATTTGGGTTAAAAAACCTTTCTCTAGGAATAGTTTCCACTAAATTCCTTACAGATCTTTTGATTGCATTCGCATCTTTGATAATTAGGAGGTCTTTTGTGATCGGATGTGGTTTAAATGATAAATTAATGTCCTTAAATGACCTAGATATCCTAGTTTTCATTCAATTTAGTAAACAGTTTGCTAGATTTATTTATATCTGCAGTATTAACTCTTTATTTATAAAAAAAATCATAAAAAAATCGCCTTATTTGGCGATTTTAAATTTTTTAACCTAATTCTGGTTCATTTTTTCGTTCTTTTGCCGTTTTCCAGAAATAATTTTCTTCAGAACCGAGTCCATCACGATCATGTCCGTTCTCAACTTGGTAATAAACAGTCGAAACCTTAAAATCGGGCACTTTTGGTGTCTCTGGAGTGATACTGTTGTCATAAATCCTCATTCTGTTGTTCGGATAGAGGCAAAATTGACCATTATCGAGTTCAAGAAGGTTATGAGACTTGTGTTCAGCAGGTTGTTCGCTTGTTGAGTAGTCAATTCCATCTATACTCTCATGATAATTGTCTAAAGTGCAGATATAAGTGCCTGTTTGGTTGCCATAATCCCTTGTCATCACTTCATAGTGCATACTTCCGATGAATTGTTTCTGCACCGCAACGACTCCATAGTCCATACAGTTCCAAAATTGAAGATTATGAAGAGTCATATCAGGTTTTGGCAACTCTGGATCGGTTGTAAACGCAGAAATTGGCAATTTATCAAACATTGCAGCGTATTCTGGTAAGTAAGTCTCAAAATAAAACGCACGACCAGGTATACTTTTAGCAGAAACCCATACACCTTTGACAAATTCACCGTGACCGCTTTGATGGTCAGTTAAATATTCTTTTCTTACCCATACTTCATAGGAGGGTAGGTTCGCAATTAGAGTAGACATGCTTACTTTCCTTGACCTCGGTACCTTTTACGAGCCGAGTTACGCGAAGTTGCCGAGTATTTCGAGTGTTTTCCGTTTCCTTGACGAGTTTTTTTCGGTCTTGTCTCTACAAACAGGTTGCCTGTAAGACTACTTTTCATTTTTGCCATAACATTTATTCTCCTATAATTTCTGTACGAATATCAGAAGGGTCTGGTTTACCTGTCTGATAGAATTCAATTGCTAAATCTTCCATAATATCAAAAAATTCAAATTGACTTAGATCTGAGAATTTACACTCTCCTTGAATGTAGATACTATATTTTTCCGACATTTAGATTACTCTTGTTTTTTCATGACCAACACGAATACGAGGGTCACACCAGATCTCAAAACCTGCTTCTTTTGCATCTAAGCAGAATGAAACGTCTTCTCCACACATATCCTGCACCTCTCCTGATTCAAATACTTGCATCTTTGGAGCAAACCATGGATACTTCATGCCTTCGTTTTCAAATACACCCTTTTTAATGAGGAGCCAACCGAAACCTGTATAGTCAACTGTGAATGGTTTTTTACGCTTGGATATACTATCGATAGTTTCGTGATTCATCACACCACCGTTGCTACGAAAATCATCCTCATCTAACCAGTGTGCTACAGATGTAGTTCTACCATCTTCGGTACAATACCATCCACCTGCGATATCTTTATCCATTAATACAAGTTGAAGGAATTTTTCTGAATTAAACACAATGTCAGAGTCTATCCATAACTGATAGTCATAGTTAAGTTTACCATCCCATGGTAACTGGTCAGGACCTCTTAATACATTTGCTCCAAGACATTTGCATCTGGCAAAGTTTACCATCGATGAATAATCTTGTGATATCTGTATACTTGCTCCACACTGTACTAAATCAAAACACAACTGTACAAATGATTTGAGATAGGTATATGAAACTCCTCGTCCAGGTAGACAGAATACAACTGACTTACCTTTGAGCATTTCTTTTGCTTTATCATAATCCCATTCTTCTTCTTTCTTCTTTGTCTTAGGAGTCTTTGCTTTAACTGTAAATCCTTTTGCCATAATGTTTTGTAATTACATTCATATCATACAATATTATATAGAGAATGTCAATATGTTTAATAAGAAATCAAAGTTGCAACGATATTTACACGTCTTCCTTTTTTTGGCAATTCCAAATAATGTTCTCCAGTAAAAACAATACATTCATCTTCTACTGGTTCATATGGTTCATGTCCTTCAACAAAAGTTCTACCTCCTCCATGATTATCAGTTAGATAACATATAAAATTTGTATGATGAAAACTATGATCTTTATGGGGAATGCTAAATTGATTCCCAATTGCAGGGCAAGTTGCATTCACAGACATTCTTAAAAAAAAGAACTCCAGATTCTTACTATTGAACATCCATAGGCACGAATTCAAATTGAATTCAATAATTTCACTAATTGCTTCTATGGCAAGTTTACCTATACTTGAATTTAATTGACTGTATTTGTTACCTTTGTCTGGTCGATCTAATATGACATGACTATAGAAAGGATGGTTTGTATGTCCAAATATATTATCTACACCCGTTGTTGATGTTTTCTGATAAAACCAAGGGAATTGATCATTAAAAATATGATTTTTTAAATTTTGATAATTTTCAGTTTTTGGATTTTTTAATATCTCTAGCATTAATAAGAGGATTCCTCATGGGGTTCTATTGGATTTTCTGCAACTTCAACATAAGTTAACTCATCCGTCCAGTAAGATTTATATATTCGATTCCACACAACATCAAACTCTTCTTGATTTAAATTTTTAAATAGACACCTCTCATTCAAATAAACGTGATACGATTTTGTTTGAACTTTAGTCATCTGCCTCCGTGATGTAAATGTCTCCTTTGTCTATGTTCCATTTTAACACAAGATCCTCGTACCAGTCAAACTCATTAATGATTTCTTCTGGAATTGTAATATGATACCTGTCTGTAACTGGATCGATCTCTACAGTCGAAAAAATATTTTCGAAATTTTTTTTCATTCAGTGAACCTTTGCACTTGATTTTATATAGCGAAAAAAAAATTTATAGTTCTTGATATTGAAAGGTCGAATTGGGTCGTTTATAGCTTAATGGTACCTTCGCTTTTTATATACGGGGGCATCAACCCCCATATAACTGCTGTGTCACGAACGAATGATATTGAAGTTATAATGACTGAAGACCCAACGGTTAACCAATTTATAAACTCCGTGCTTGCTGTGCATCACATACCCTTCCCCGTCTACATATTCATTACCTAAGAAGCATTCGCAGTTGAAATCATCCCGCATGAGTTTCATATATTCGGTTTTGATGTTCTCAACCAAGCACCATAAACGAATTAACTGGTAGTTGGCAAACTCTTCAGCGACGACCTCATCACCGTCCTTAATGTACGCATTCAGATCCTTCTTTAATAACTCCGCTTCCTTTGGGGTGGCAAAGTCAACCAGTGTTGCCATCTGACGAGCAAACCCAACCATCATTTCAATATCCATTGCGTTGCCTTTATACTCACTCATCCACGCATTCGGTTGAATGAAACCATCACCCAACTTATCCTTTAAGGGAGATGCTGTGAGAGTACGCATACTATTGCCTGTGTATTCAGTATGCGGAGCAACCACGACTGCGGTGTTCTGAACTTCCGACAGTGTGTAACTAATCGCATTTGGTTTGTAATCTCTGTAACCACCGAACCCGATGAAATCACCTTGAAAAATTCGGTCTGTCTGTGGTAGACTGTGTAAGCAACGAATGAGGATCGACTGCAAACCAAAATCCTGGTGGTTTCTCTCAATATCTGCGACTGTGTAGTTAATGCGTTGAACCTTCTTATTAAATACGGACTTCGTACCGACAAAGAACTTTCCATTCTCTGGGTTAGTTCCCCAAACGATTGCGGGTGATCCGTCAATCTTAACTGAATAATGATTGTCTGCGGTGAACGCATCTAATACAGAGAGGTCACCAGTTAGAATGGTGTCCTCTGGGTGTTCAATGTGCTTATTAATCATTTACGCAACCTCCCTTACATATCCGTTTTCTGCTTTGATGAACGCATTAAGCATTGGAACATTTAGATCTGGATCATCAAAATCAACTCCTGCTGCGTGGTCTACACCCCACTCTGCCAACTCATCAACGAACTCTGCCCAGTTCGCACAGCAACACGCCATGTTTTGAAAGTTGTCAACTTGAACGATTCTGTTCATTAGTCTTTGAGTCTTTGTCATGTTTGGGAATTTGTTTCGTATGTACTCATTATAAACCCCACTCTTTACGAATGGGGTAACGGGTGTGACAGTAATTAAACTGTCATACCTGATGTAAAAAATCTTTTTGAACCATCTAAACTGTCGGAGATGTACCAAGTCCAATCGTTTTGAAAGATACGCATGCTAGGCACGAACTCTTCAAGTAACGCATTAAGTCTGGATTTGGTTGTGACTGATTGCCACCCGCCATCTTTAAGAGTAAGAGAGTTGGTTGCTGTATCTAAAGATGCGATGTGGTTTCCGTGTAGATAAACATCAACATCAGTTGTAATGCCATTTCTGTTTTTGAAACAACGAACTGAAGTGTTACCAGATGAGAAGTTCTTTCTGTATCTGATTGCTGAGTTCATCATCATTTCAATTTTACGCATGTTGGGAAAGGAATAACGTTTGCTATGATTCTATTATAAAGGGTAGTATGTGAGTTACTACCCATGATGTGCCAGTAATTTAAGTGAACACTGGCAGTTGCGGTTTGGTTGCTCTTGTGTTAATAATAAGGTCTCTGACTCTTTCTCTGTCAAGTGAGTCTCCATTACCCCATGTGACGTGGGTTCCCTCTTCGCATAGATCCAGATAATTCAGTGTTGCTAATGCGACCTCTTCTCTGGTTAGTCCATCGATTGGATAGATTGCGTCTGCATCACCATAGAATGACATGACATAATCAAGAAATTCTTTGAAATTTGAGATCATTTGTTGTTCCTGTAGTAAGATGTTTTCTTTGGGTCACTTCCTAAGAAGTATTCCATCAAGTCAATTTTTGAATTAAGAAGTGCTTTTGTCTTCTTTTGATTGTTGGTCATAATCAAATGGGAAATTTGCTTATGTACCCATTATAAAGCATGAGTACATAAAAGCAATAGGTAGAGTGGACACCTTAACGACTGGCATACTCTAACATGTCATGTTCTCTGAATAAGCACCAGTAGGTATCATTCATTAAACCAAACTCAAACGAAGTGTTTGCATGCTGTTCAGTCACACCTTCATAGCATTTAAGGATCTCTTCGTAGTTCATTGGCACAACTCCTCAAAACGATTGTTTGCAATTTCAATTTGCTTATCTTCATCAAGATAGGGAAATGCTTCGCATACTTCATCAAAGATTGAAAGAAGTAAGTCT